CAATAATAACTTATGAAAAACAAGGCAACGGAAGCCCAGTTCAACGAACTGCATAACCTTGTGACCAAAGAATTCCTTGCCCGTGTGAAATCGGGTGAGGCTTCAACGCAAGACTTAAAAGCAGCTTGTGACTGGCTCTCAAAGAACGATATTAGTGGTGTTGCCTACGATGGTAACCCACTAGATAAATTAGCAACACTAATTCCTAAGGTAGATCCTGAACTTGTCCAAACGAGGTTATATGGCAGGAAAAACTTCTGAGTATTATAAAAAGAACCCTGAAGCTCGTAAGAAACGATTAAAGCAACAGGCTAAATATCAAAAGACAAAGAAGGGTCTCAAGATCCGTACAGCAGCGAATAAGTGTAATCGGAAACTAGGTACTTATGGTAATGGTGATGGTAAAGACGCAAGTCATACCGGACCTACTACCTGTAAGAAAGAATCACCTAAGAAAAACCGTACACGCCCACGTAAGGGTAAAAAATACGCACCTAAATGACACCATTACTTCCTTCACAACAAGATTACCTTTTTAACTTAATAGCGATGACTTCATCTGATGCTAGGCGTCTTTGGAGACGCTCTATTAAGGAACACTTTGACTATACATGTATCTATTGCGGTAAAACCTATGAACTTAACCAACTTACTATCGACCATGTCCATCCCCGTTGTCACGGAGGTAGAGACATCTTATCCAATGTTGTATGCGCTTGTACTAAATGTAATCAAGAAAAAGGAAGTAATAATTGGCTCCAGTGGATGAGATCTATGTTCGGTGTATGTCCTCTACGTGAGAGATTGATCGAACAACATATCCACTAAAGTATTCCAGAAAGTAAATGTTTGACGCCCGGCTAATGACCGGGCTTTTTTAATGACAAGAAAACCCTCTGACAATGTTAGAGATGCAGCAAGGAAATTAAAAGTACAAGCTCAACGTAATCCTCGTGTTTTAGCACCTGGAACTGCTGGTGCTTTTAGTGATAAAACTGCTCATCCTAAAGTTAATAACCCAAAAACTGATCTAAAGATTGACCACAAAGAAAGTCATCACTTAATGCCTGTTGATGCTTACACTTCATATACAGAAGGCATGACACCTGAACAGATAGCTAAAGTAGATGCTATAGCAGAATCACAGCGATTCTACAAAGGTGATAACAATTTAAACCGTACAGACCTATGGAAACGTTATCATACTGGTAGATCAAAAGGTGTCTATAAAGGTAAAGGTGCTCACCAAATTGCAAACCAAGCTGGTGTAGATGGTCCTAAAGCTAAATCCAAGTGGTCGTCTATGACGCCTGACGAACGCTTTGCAAACCTGGCCTTATTCATGGCTGACATGACTAACAACAGGACTATTGGTTATCAAGCCAATATGGAGGGACGAGTGTTATTGGGTAACAGTAACACACCTGATAATCCTTATGGTGGTAACTTTAGCCAACGTATCCTTAATCCTAGAGACCCGGAATTAGCTGCTGAAGCAGCAAGAAAGACGGACCTACAACGTCAGTTCCTTGGCTCTCAACCATCTTTAGATATACCTAAAGCAAGGCTAGCTAAAGGAGTTGGTAAAGCAGCTAAATACCTATTACCCGGTGCTAGTTTAACTATCGGTCTAGGTCAAGCAAGTCATGCTGCTTCACAAGGTGATTATGCCGGAGCTGCTGCTCATGGTGTTGGTGCATTAGTTGGTGAAGTACCTATTGTTGGTGATGTAATTGTTGACAGTGTTGCTGGTTCCTCAGTAGCAGACGGTACTTTAGATACCAATCTAAATCGTGTTCCTAAGCAAAGTCCTAAAAATACAGCTGCACCTACAGGTAATAAGAAATTCGATAATGTATTCCAACCATTTAATAAAATGTTAAACGGAATAACATCTACCCCAAAGAAACCTGATTTTAAACAAACTGCTATCTCAGCATTTAATACACCCTAGATGACACAAGACTACTTAACAGAGCCACAGAATACCTTAGAGCTAATGAAAGGGGACTTCAAGATCTTCCTTCAAGCACTGTGGGCTCAATTGGCCCTACCCTCACCGACTAGAGCCCAATACGCAATCGCAGACTATCTGCAGAACGGTCCTAAACGCTTACAAGTTCAGGCGTTTAGGGGTGTTGGTAAAAGCTGGATCACCGGCGGTTTTGTCCTTTGGACACTCTTCAATGATTCAGAAAAGAAGATTATGATCATCTCTGCTTCTAAAGAACGTGCAGATAACATGTCTATCTTTCTTCAGAAGCTTATTATTGAAACACCTTGGCTCTCTCACTTAAAACCTAAAGATGATAACGCTCGTTGGTCTCGCATCAGCTTTGATGTTAATTGCAGCCCTCACCAAGCAGCCTCCGTTAAATCAGTAGGCATCACAGGTCAGCTGACCGGGAGCCGTGCAGATTTAATGGTACTAGACGATATTGAGGTTCCTGGCAACTCAATGACAGAACTTATGCGTGAGAAATTACTTCAACTCTGTACAGAAGCTGAATCTATTCTTACTCCTAAAGATGATAGTCGTATCTTATTTCTAGGTACACCACAAACTGTTTTTACTGTCTATCGTAAGCTCGCTGAAAGGAACTACAAGCCCTTTGTTTGGCCTGCTAGGTATCCTAAGAAGATTGCTAATTACGAAGGTCTCCTAGCTCCTTCACTGGTCTCTGATATCGATAACGGTGCTACATCTTGGGAAGTAACTGATCCTGATCGCTTTGATGATGATGATCTGATGGATCGTGAAGCTGCCATGGGTAGATCTAACTTCATGCTCCAATTCATGCTCGATACTTCCCTTAGTGATGCTGAAAAATTCCCTCTTAAATGTGCTGACCTTGTCGTCACTTCTGTTAACCCTACCTCTGCTCCCGATGCAGTCGTATGGTGCTCCGACCCTTCAAACATTATCAAAGACCTCCCCATTGTTGGACTACCTGGAGACTATTTCTACAGTCCAATGTTACTCCAAGGAGATTGGAACCCTTACACCGAAACAATCTGCAGCATTGACCCGTCGGGTCGTGGTAGCGATGAAACAGCAGCAGCTTATATCTCCCAACGCAACGGTTTCTTGTACTTGCACGAAATGCGTGCTTATAGAGACGGATACTCCGACAAGACATTACTTGATGTTCTAAGAGGTTGTAAAAAGTTTGGTGTTACTAAATTACTTATCGAAACTAACTTCGGTGATGGTATGGTTGGTGAACTCTTTAAGAAACACCTCCAACAAACTAAACAACTAATAGATATCGAAGAAGTACGTGCTAATGTCCGTAAAGAAGATCGTATCATTGATTCATTGGAGCCTGTGCTTAATCAACATCGTCTTGTTGTTGATCGCTCTGTTATTGAGTGGGACTTTAAGTCAAACCCGGACGCTCCTCCTGAAGAACGACTCCTCTATATGCTCTTCTATCAAATGAGTAGAATGTGTCGTGAAAAAGGTGCAGTTAAACATGACGACAGATTAGATTGTCTAGCTCAAGGTGTTAAATATTACACAGATGCTATGTCGATCTCTGCTTATGAGACCATCAAGACACAACGTATGGAAGACTGGAATGATATGAATGAAGCCTTCTTAGATGACCCTCAACAAGCTGCTAATCATATGGTCTTTGGGTTCACTTTAGACCAAAGAAGACAAGCTAGACAGCTAAAAGGTAAAGCCGTTACGGCGCAGTGGATGTGACCGATAGCCCCCTTATACAGGGGAGGGAAGGGTGGACCCGAACCTTAACTGGGGAAATCGTGTCCTTAATAAGACACAATCTCCCCCTTTACTATTATCCGCTGAATGGATAATCCGTAAGAACCGCCCAACAACAAAGACATCAAACACATCTAACTTAAAATAACTACTGATGATTTTGTATAACATTGAATGTTATCACTTATCATTATGTGATTACATACACTAACTACATATATGAAACCAGAAGAATATGAAGGTAACACTCAATACATGAGGTACGAATATCACCGTGTAAGAGAAGGTCCTAACTATTTTGTTACTTACTATAAACATTCCTCCCGGTTAATCTATGATCCTAAAGATGCTTGGAGAACACTCGGTGTAGCTAAGTTCACTGATGACGGTCAGAACTTAAAGAAATGGTGTCTATCAATGGATGAACAATACGGTGATAATGTAAAGTCCGTTATTGATGAATTTAAAGGTAGTGGTAGAAAAGATACATCCTTTGCATCAGAAGCAATGGAAGAGATGTCTCCTAATGATGAAACTAAAATGATAACGTGAAGCGTTTATGACACGCTAATCACTTCATATTATAAATAAATGATTACGTAAATGTATCCAGTACCCAACTTTCCTGGGTACACTGTTGATGAATTAGGCAACGTCTATAAATTCGGTAAACTTCGTAAGCCTACTTTCAAGTCTAAAACAGAAAGGAAAAGAGCAAAGATGAATCTAAGTGTTAATGGTGTGCGATACACTAAAGCACTAGCTAGGATTGTCTTATCAGCTAAGCTTGGTAGAGAATTGAAATCGTATGAAGACGCTTGCCACATTAATGGTGACCCATCAGATGACCGTATGGTCAATTTAAAAGCAGCAGACCGTCTTAATAACATCATAGATGAGATTGAGTCTGGTCGTATAGAGACAACAGAAGAGTACAGAGACCTTGCAGTCAAACGGCTACTGGCCTTAGATTTTTGAAATAATTTTCTGAAGCCATATCGTATAATCCGGGAGTTTAATTTACCCCCATGCCAGGGTCTCTATACTGTGGGGGTAGGATTACGCCACTAAGTATATGATTGTGAAGGGTGCCTAGCCGATTAGATAGGTTATCTACTCCTCCCCGCTCGCTACGCTCGCTCGATGTGCCCAGTGTTATGCTGATTTATTATTATC